GTCGAGCGTCTCAACAACTCGATGCTGGGCAATCCGAACTGGCTGATCACGTTCGAGGATGGCACGTCCAACCGGACGTCGGTGAACCAGTCCATTTCCTACTGGATCGGTTCGCACGTCGTCGGCAAGGCCGTGTCGGTGGTCCTCACCCCCGCCGGTCGTGTCACCGATGTGTCGGTGGTGCACAAGGCCCCGGAGAGTGGATACCGGCCGTGCGCATGCCGGGACTGCTTCAATATCGCTATAGGCGAGGGCTGGGAGCTGTGCTGGGAGTGCGAAGAGGCCGAGTGCGAGCCGTTCGAGGACTGCCAGCGTGAGGATGCGTACGGTGAGTGAGAACATCTTTCTCGCACTGATCTTCGGGTGGATGTTCGTCCAGCTGGCGTGCGACTGGAGCAAGTAAGGGTGAGCGGCACACTCCGGGGTTCGAGTCCCCGGCACTCGCGGGGAGCGTCACAGGGACGCTCCTGAAGGAGAGTCGTGATGGCCCAGTTCAACACGTACTACATGGACAGCGCCCTTTTCAACCTGGAAGAGGTGATCCAGACCGCCGCAGACCGACTCCGTGACGTGGATTTTGACACGCTGGTCGGTACTGGCTTTTCGGGCAGCGTTGTCATCCCCGCCCTGGCCCTCGCGATGGGCAAGAAGTTCGTGCTGATCCGCAAGGAGACCGACGACAGCCATCACGGCAAGGGCCGTCTGCTCGGCGAGCTCGGCAAGCGGTGGATCTTCGTGGACGACTTTGTGTCGTCCGGCAGGACTCGGCTGCGAGTGATCGAAAAGATCGAGGATGCCAAAAGGGAGTACGAGACAACCTCTGAGATGGTCGGAGAGTACATGTACGTGAACTACTCCGATGTCGGTCCGGAGCTGAACCCCTTCCGGGCCGACTGGACCGAAAGTTGGTAGGACAGCGGTAGGGTGAACGGCATACATTCTGGTTCGAGTCCAGGACACCCACGGGAAGCGCCGTAAGGGCGCTTCTGTTCAAAGGGGAATCGCTATGATCCAGGTCACCGACAACGCTGTTCGCACGGGCCTTCAGGCCCTTGTCGATGCGGCTGGTGAGGACTTCGTCTATACCCAGCGTCCGGACACTGCGGGCACCAAGTGCGTCTACGTTCACGAGGGCAAGCCTGACTGCATTGTGGGTCAGTTCCTCGCCGGTCTCGGCGTGAGCATCGAGCGACTGGAAAGGGCGGACGCTCGCTTTGGCGGCGTCCCGGCCTACGAGCTGCTGGACCAGTTGGAGCACGAGGGGGTCGTCGAGGGTTCCTGGTGGACATTCTCTGCGCTCAATTCGGCGCAGAGCGCCCAGGATGATGGGAACACGTGGGGTGAAGCCCTTCGTAGCGCCCTGAAAGACCTCGACCGGTAGGTAAGGCAGGGCGGCGGGTAATCAAGCCCTTCGGGAGGTGCAACTCCTCCCCCGCTCGCTGGCACGCAAGTGCCCGTAGAAAGGGAACGTCATGTTTCGTAAGGTGAACTGGGCAGACGATACCAAGTGCATCATCTGTGGGGGCGAGATGTTCGAAAGCCCCGAAGTGATCTGCTCCCCGACGTGCAACGACTTGTACGTCCGGGAACTGTACGCCGACCCGTTCAAGATGGAAGCAGACTGCTATGACGTCTAAGCAGACGGTCAAGTTCGCCCGGCTCCAGCTTGGAGTGTGGAACAGTCGGGCATGGTGGTTCGCAGTAGATCAGTCCACCCGTAAGGCCACACGGCGCGCTGGCGCCGTGATGGTCAAGAAGTAACCCATCCGTCCCCGCCATGAGCGGGGCGGTCTAGTCAGCACAGAGTTGCCGAAAAATAAGTAGGCACGCCTCTAGGAGTGGACGCCGATGATGAGGTTTCTTCGCTCTGTGCTGGCCAGTCCGCAGCAAGCGGAAGGAGAGGTAGTGAAAGTCTACGTAGCGTCCAAGTCGCCCAGCGCCCGGTACGCCCTCACAGACGGGAACGTCATCGAGGTGTGCGCCGGAGGTTCCGACCCCGAGGGTGACGCCAAGTCGTACGCCAAGTCGTACGTCAAGGGCTCCGACCTCGCTGCATGGGTATACGAGGTCGACCTGGTGGCCGTCGTCGGTTACAAGATCTCCAAGGAGGTGGTGGCGATTGTCCCTTCCAGGCCGTAATCAGCAGATCGATGAGGTTATGCGCTTCCTGGACACCGACCGCAACGAGGGGCGATCTCTCAAGGAGATCGCTACTGAGATTGTCGACGGGTTCCATGAGATGCTCCTCGGTGCCGTCAGGAAGCCTGCCACGCCCCTTAGGGTAGGCACGCTGCTCAAGGGCCCGTACGACGGCAAGGTACGTCGAGTCGCGTGGCTCGACGATCAGGCGGGGAAGGTGTGGATCGTCCACGAGACTTCTAGTTACGGATGGCTGGGACCTCTCTCTCCGCCGACGTGGGAGTACTGTGAGGAGTTCCGGCCGAAGCGTCGCGTTGAGGTTGACGGCAAGGGCAAGATGCTCGAGATGACCGACGCTGAGATCGATGAGGCCTGGTCCAATCCGGACTGGTCTGTCGGTGACCAGGTGTCTCAGCATCAGCGCGAGCATGTGTTCGAGATCATCGCCACCGCCCCCGCGTGCGTCCTTATGCAGGACCTGAAGTCGGGTATCCTGAACGTGGACTCCAACAAGAACCTGGTCCAGTTCTATAAGCGAGAGATCAAGGGGAGCGGCGAGTGGTGAACGTCGACAATGAGTTCGTTGAGGCTCTGGGTGAGGCCGAGGACTGGCAGGATCTCTGCCATGCCGCCGGTTCGATCGACACCGACTGGGAGGCGCGACAGTTCCTCCGGGTGATCGATGAGCTGGGGTACAAGGTGGTTCGCAAGTGAAGCCCAACACCCTGACGTTCGTGAGTGGCCTGCTTCTGGCAGGCGTGGTGGGTACCGCTGTGCACTGGCGTGACCGGGCGAAGCGTCTCCAGGATGCTATCGAGTACATGGTGGAAGACGATATCGATGCGGATGACGCGCTCCGTGCGTGGTCCGGAGAGGAGTGAACATGAGCATCACCGACTCGATTCAGTGGATGGCCATTCTCTGTCTGTCGATCGGCAACATCCTGCGTGAGAATGCGATCCGCCGACTCCAGCGCGAGGTGAACAACTAGCAGAAAGGCCCAGCCGGTAAGGCTGGGCCCATGGGGCTGAAAGGAAGGTGACGCAGGCTAACTCTCGGGGCCTGCGCCGAGGGGTTCGATTCCCCTCCAGCCCACTTGCATCACCCCTCGTAGTCTCGCTCCGTGCGAGCTGTAGCAGCGGCGTTACCAGAAGCCTCTGTACGCCCGCTGAAGCCCCTGCGAAGGTCTGTCAGGGGCTGCTCCCCAAGTAGGGCCTGAACGGCCCTCACGGCAGCCTCGTGGCGTTCTCGTGCTGCCTGTCGGTAGGTCCCGGTCTCAAGGGCGATCTGCTCGAACGTGTACTGATACTTGTATCGCCACACGATGAGGTTGTAATGGTCTTCTGGGAGCTTCTCTACCGCCGACTTGACGTCGGCGTACGAGGCAAGGTTGTTGCCCCCGTGAGCAGGGTTCGCCTTAGCCTTCGGCTGAGTGTCCTGGCTCATCGCGAACGACTGCCAGTCCTCGTAAGAGAAGATCACTTCCAGGATGCTCTTGATCAGGTCGACCGAGTAGAAGAACCTGTCCTCTTCACTGTAGCCGTAGACTGCCGCGTCCTCCTTCTTGAAGGCGCCCTGCGCCACCTTAATCAGGTGTGCTGCGAGTCGGTCCGGCCCATCTTCTTCGGTGAGGATTCTGGTGACGGTGTTCTTGTTCTCCATGATCCACACCCAGATCTCCTGCTTGATGTCGGAGACGTCGTGGTGTGCAGGGAAGTTGGATGCAGCGATGCTCGCAGCTCGGTCGACTGCGGGCGTCAATCTCGTCCAGTCCAACATCAGATGCGCTCTCCCTTGAAGTAACCCAGTCGGTCCACTAGTGTAACCAGCTCGGGCCACACCCTCTTCCCGTCGTCCTCCAGCCATGCGAATGACTGTGCCCAGGACACGGCTCCGTCCTTCACGTACGTCGCAGCCACGGGATCCATCAGGCTTCCCACGTTCATCGTGAACCTGGGTGACACACGTCCCGAGTAGCCGAACGCTCGGGTGATCAGGAAAGGCTGATGTGTATGTCCGAACACGAAGTTCTTATCGCTACCGTAGCGCTTGGTGAACTTGGCATCCCAGGCACTAGCGCTGGCACAGTACCCGCCGCTCTCGTGGCCGTGTACTGCAAGCGTATTGGTGGCTATACGGAGAGGGCCACGTTCGTAGCGGACGTCAAGATCCTGGAGGAGGAAGAGGCTCTCTACCTCCAGTGCGCGGAGATTGGTGAGTGGCGCAGCGTATTTACGGACGAACTCCCGCAGTCGAAGATCATGGTTACCCTCAAGCCACACGATGGACGCCTGAGGGGCAACTTCCCGAAGAGGGATCAGGACGTTCATCCGGTAGCCGTCTATGTGCTCCTGTAGGGTGTCGGCATACTCGCCCGCAGTACCCTTGGACCACTGTGATACCTGAGGGAAGTCGATGCCATCCCCGATCTGTACGATCTGGTCGGGCTGGTATCGCTCCGCGATACGTAGTACCTTCTCGAGTACTACCGAGTCGTGATACGGATACTGAACATCCGGAATGATGAGTGTCGAGCGCGTCTTTGGCATGACCCCATACTACCATGAGAGGATCACTGTATGACACATCCGGACATGCGGACCAAGAAGCAGGTCACCGTGAAGGTGACCGAGCAGTTCGCGAAGGACCTGAACGTACTACTAGCGTGCTACGAAGGTCGGGACGTGTCCTACGTAGTACGTCGCACGATCGAGCTGCATGCCGGGTACCTGCGGAAGCGTTGGATGACGGAGCAGGCCGTAGCACAGGAGGAGTCATCGTGATACGAGTACGCATCCTCAAGGAGGACCGGCCCTACGCCGAGGACTACGAGGCGTGGCTCCTCGGATGGGTGACCCACGAGGGCAGGGTGATGGGGATGATCGCCGAGAATAAGGGCGACACCCCTTGGATGATCCACCTCAGCCGGATCGAGTTGTGGGAGGAGGTGTGACGCAGGTCACTAGAACTTCAGAAAATTTCGGGAACGAAACAGCATGATCAAAACGTTGCCTCTATAAGTACAGTGCGCAACGGTACGCAGCGACTCAACGGCGCCCCAGCGACGGTGACGGTCGAACATGGCGTAAGCATGCGCCTAGGTAGGAGACACTGTGGCTAGTACTACTTACATCTACCGAGCCCCCCTGAAGGGGGCTCGTATCGAGTACGAACAGTGGAGGGACGAAGCCTCTTGCAATGGACTGCCGACTCACCTGTTTGAACTGAGTGACTCGGAAGAAGTTACTCGTGAGTACCAGGAACTGTTGATCTCCAAGGGACTCAGGGTGTGTGCAGCCTGCCCTGTAAGGCAGGCCTGCAAGGACAACTCCAATGCACTGGATAGATACTGGACCACTCGTGGTGGACAGCCCCCTGAGGGGCTGTTCCCGGACAGTCAACGCCCTAAGCCTGAGCTTCCTAACGCAGGTACCGGAGCGGGAGGAGTGAAGGATCCATCCAAGCTTCGTCCCCCTAAGGAGAAGTGCCACAAGGGACACAACAACTGGGTCTTGAGGGCTGACGCCAGGTCCCGACGATGCAAAGACTGCGAACGAGAGCGGGGGAGAGAGAGGGAGAGGACTCGAGCTCCCCGCAAGAGGAACCGGAACCCGAAGGCTGATACAATCGAGTCATGACTCTGACTCACATCAGTTACTCGCAGTACCGCACTTACTCTTCTTGCCCCCGCCAGTGGTACCTCTCCCGCCTTCGGGGCGGGGAGGAACTCCAGTCTTGGTACATACCCATCGGGTCTGCTGTCCATGACAAGATAGAGGCTCGCCTTAAGGGCGAGCCTGACCGTCCGATGGAAGAGTACTTCTATCCACTGGTGTCTAAGCAGATGCGCATCGAGCCGGATCTTTCAAGCTGGCTTGCTGGTGGTCCGAAAGATGCGCCTATCACTGAGGGGCTTGCCCTCAAGAGGGCCGTGGACTGCTACGAGAAGGCCGTTGAGGAGCTCGATGACATCGATGTATGGGAAGTCGAGTACAACGCCTCAGGCAGGCTTCCAGGCCTGTCTGTGGAGGTAAAGGCGTTCATCGACATCATCGGTGAGCACAAGACCAAGGGTCCGGTGATCGTGGACTGGAAGACCGGCAGCACCAAGCCCGACAACTTCCAGTTGATCACGTACGCAGCCCTGCTGATGAGCAACACCCACAAGGATCCGGCGCTGAACTACCCTGGCTTCCATGGCAGGTACGTCATGCTGGCCCCGGGCTCAGCGAACACCAGGTACGTAGACCTCTCAGGGATCGACGCGCTAGGGGTTGGCAAGAAGTACCAAGCCGTGGTAGACAGGATCGACGGCAAGCACTACGAAGCCAACGCTGGCTTCGGCTGTCGGTTCTGCTTCCAGTCCGAGAACTGCATGGTCAACAGTGGAATCAACAAGAGGACCGAGTACTATGACAAGTCAGCTGAAGACGGATACCCGTACTGAGCGTGAGCTCCTGCTCGAACGGCACGCCAATAGGATCTACGAGGCCATGGTTGCCGCCCAGGCGGACGGCTACCAGGTGGTCATCCGGGGCTTCTTCCTGGACCTGTACGACCCGCGCATCGAGAAGCGCACGCCCCTTCCGGGCGTGGTAAGCCTGGAGGATTGATGATGACACCGGCCGACCATGCGGCTAGCATCAGGGCCGCCGTCCAGGCGGCCAAGGACAGCGGCTGTCAGGTGGGGTTCCATTCGGCCGACTGGGATGACCCTCCGGTGTTCGTCACGATGATCCTGTTCGTGAACCGTCGAGAGGGCGGGATCATGCGTCGCAAGTTCGAGGAAGAGATCGAGAGTGGGTGGACCTGATGGGCAGTCGCGAGGATGACGCGTACTGGAACGAAAGGCAGTGGTTCGACGAAGTGTCCGAAGTTGAGGCGTCGTGCTACGTGCACGTCGGGGCCGACATGGAGTACGATCCGGTCGAGGAAGAGTGGATCTGCTGGGACTGCGAAGATGACAAAGAGAACCTGGGAGCGTACAAGAATGGCTGAGATGATCTTCCGTATCCCGAGCCGGGTCGTGCAGTACGGGTACGTCGAGCTGCCGGTAGGACTGGAGGACGGTACGTCTCCCGAGCTGATCGCTGCGGCGTACGTCAGCTACGTCCACGCCTTCCAGAAGGAGGAAGAGGCCACCATCGAGCGCCTCAAGGAGGCCGTGCGTGCCCCTGTGGCGCCCCCGAAGGCTCCCACTACCGAGCAGCTCTACGAGGGCGCAGAGGATGCCATTAAGGCCCTTAACGAGGGCTTGGGCGGCGTCACGGAGATCGATGAGCGCGAGGACAACCCTGCACCCTGGGACACCGAGGCTGAGGCTCCCAAGCCGAAGCCCTGGGAGCAGAAGGAGACGACTGTAGTCGTCTCTGACGAGTGGTAAGATGGCCTTCAAGCGGTTGAGCGACATGACCGCAGAAGATCGACAAGAAGCAGACAAGAGACTCGAGGAGATACTAGAAAACATGGCTACTCTCAACGATCTGTTCGGTGGTTCCGGCGAGAAGCGTCCCCCGGTTGCCAACCTGAAGGTGGAGGGCGAGTTCGTCAAGGGTGTCATCACCGACATCTCGACGGACGCCCCGGTGTTCGAGTGGGACCAGGCGAACAACAAGCCCGGCTTCCAGAAGTTCTGGGTGGACGGCAAGCCCAAGGGTGTCGCGAAGGATGAGGCCACCAAGGCTGGCCTCCAGCCGGTGCACCAGATCATGATCACCGTCGAGACCAACGACGGTCTGAAGCGGATCCCGATCAACTCCAAGCAGGAGCGGGAGGAGTTCAAGCGTGCCGTCACCGAGGCCGGTGGGTCCATCGACAACGGTGACGTGTTCGGCAAGAAGCTGGACAAGCGTGTCGGCAACATCAAGGAGCACTCGATGAAGGTCACGAAGGCGGAGTCCTGATGCCGCTGATCGACCTGATCATCACCGATCTCTACAAGGAGATCGATAACCACATCAGTGAGGAGCCTGAGTACGAGGGCTCTTACGCTGAGGGCGTGGCTGACGCCCAGGCTGGCGCTGAGGCTTACCTCCGGAAGATCTTCCCGGACAGCTGAGTAAGGGTGGCCCTTCGGGGCCACCTCCCCGGGCCTGGAATGGTTTCGACATCCGTGAAAGCCGCACGCGGAACACGGGTGGACAGGGGTTCGAATCCCCTCAGGTCCACGCATCAAGGAGGTGCACATGCACGCATACAACCGCATGGAAGCAGACGGGTCCGACTCGATCGCAGTGTGTGCCACGAAGGACGAGTGGAGCTCTATGCTCATGGATCTCCGGGCGGGGCGTGACTGGTTCGACCTTGAGGATGAGTCGGAGATCCTGTTCGATCTGCTCAAGAACCTTGGAGTCCAGTGAAGACACTCGCACGACAGGTCAGGCGCGGCGTCTCCGCAGGGGAGCCGCTGCCTAGTCCCTGGTCCGTATTCGATGAGAACAAGATGACCTTCCGGCGGGGGTCGCTCAGCATGATCGCCGGTCCCCCCGGCTCGATGAAGACCGTGCTCGCACTGAACATCGTGCGACAGATGGGAGCCGAGGTTCCCACGATGTACCACTCGTCGGACTCGGATGACTTCACCATGGCCAGCCGAACCCTGTCGATGCTGACAGGAACGCCGACCGAGGAGACCGAGCTCTGGGTGATGGGTCAGAAGGCCTTGGCCTACGAGACACTCAAGGACATGGACCACATCAGGTGGTCGTTCCGCTCGAGCCCTACGCTCGAGCACATGTGGCGGGAAGCGGAAGCCTTCCGTGAGCTGAACGGTGAGTACCCGCACCACACCGTGATCGACATCATGATGGACATCGACTACGAGGGGGCGGGGGAACAGAACTACTGGGCCCTCATGGCCGAGCTGAAGGACATGGCACGTGAGCAGGAAACCGCGATCACGATTGTTCATCATACTAGCGAGTCGGCTAAGGGTGGCAGTCCGCCTCCCCGTAGCGCCATCATGGGCAAGGCGAACCAACTGCCTACACTCATTCTCACTCTGTGGGGTGACGCTTACGCTGGCACACTGGACGTTGCCACAGTCAAGAACCGTTTTGGTCCTCAGGATGCGATGGGTAAGAGGTTCTTCAAGATGACCGCTTCCCCCGCCATCTGCCTGATCGAGGAACGAGAGCAGCAAGAGGTACCGCTGCTCTTCAAGGATGGCCCCGACGTTGACGTCGAGGACAAGATCAATGCGTGGAGTGACAGCGAAGCTTCACTCCGGGAGAACCGGGCTTCGCCTGGATCATGGGAGGATGACTGATGCCCGACGAGTACCCGTGTCAGACCTGCGGCGGTGGCGGGAAGATTCAGGCACCACGGCACGACGTCAACGAGAAGGGTGAACTGGTGGTCGTGCAGGACGTGATCGACTGCATCACCTGTGGCGGCAGCGGGAAGGTGACTGCCTGATGTGCTG